CACTGACTGAGACTGAGAGGTCACAAGCCAGGATGAATGCTGTGCTTGAGCGTGGCAAGGATATTGCTGGGGCATATGAGGCTGCTATGGGCACAGCAGGCAAGCAGCTAACATCCATGAAGCGTTATGCTGACAACCTCAAGGTGACTCTTGGTGGTGTGTTCAATGATGTTCTGATAGTTGGTGTCAATGCCTTGACTGTTGGATTGAAAGAAGCCAATGCTGAAGCAGAAAAACTTTCCCAGCAGGATAAGTTGGCAGAGGCTGGTAAAGAGCTTGTGATGATGTTGGCTGTCATAGCAGATGGCCTCAGCATTGTTTGGTCTTTGCTCAAGACCATAGCATTTGTTGGTGTTTCAGGCTTCACCCAGCTTTACTATGCTGCTGAGGCTTTTTCACATGCTGTGATTGGGGATTTCAAAGGAGCTAAAAATAGTTTAACTGATATGGTTGCAGCTGGCAAAGCAGCCACAGAAGCTGTGGCTGATGAGTGGTCAAAACCAACTCGCTTTCAAGATGCAGCCAAGGCAATGTATGCAGAGCGTGATGCCAACAAAGCCTTGGAGGAAAGCAAGCGCAAGCAACTTGAGACCCAGCAGATGGCAAATGGCAAGATTGCAGCAGCTGCTGCTGCTGCTGACAATCTCACCCTGATTGTTGAAAAGAACAGAAATGAGTGGGCCAAGATAGTTGTTTCCCAGCTTGAATCAACTGGTGAGTATGAAAAGGCAGCCACAGAAGCCATCAGACTCAATCAGCTCACAAAAGAATACAAGACCTTGAAAAGTGCAGCCACAGGGTCAGAAGAAGCTGCTGCTGCTCTCAGAGCACAAGAGTTGCTGGAACAGCAACAACTTCTTGCAGCCAAGCGCAAGTTGTTGCAGATGGACACAGATCACCAGGCCACAATGATCAGAATAGAGCGCAGCAAGCTATCAGCCCTTGGCTATGATGATGTTGCCATTCAGTTGATGACAGGCAAGCTTGAGGCTGCTAATCAAGAGGCTGAGTTGGCCAATCAGATAGCCACAGAGATCAACCCAAAGCTTAAGGCCCAATTGCAAGAACAGCTTGAGGCCCAGAGGGTGGTTAATGGTCTGGTGCAGGAAGAGGTTGAGCTGCGCAATGAAGTGGCAGATGCCCAGAAGAAGGTGGCTGCATACAATGATTTGATTAAGATGGCTCAAGCAGCTGGTGAGGATGCAAAGTTGGTCACTTCATTGGCCACTCAAGTGGCTTATGATGCCAAGAGGTTAGAGTTGACCCAACAGATAACCAAAGCTAACCAGAGTGGCCAAGAAGTGGTGTCTAACATAACAAGTCAAACTCTGCAGCAGCTTGAAAATCTCTGGGCACAGAAGGATGCCAGTGCTGCCAACCTTGCTAAACTGAGGGAAGTGCTTGGAGTTCAGCAAGAGATCACAGCAGAATCAAACAAGAAGAGCAACAATGACCTGATTGATGAATACAATGCCAACATCAACATCACCCGCACAAAAGATGAGCAGTACCAATACTACAAGGATATTCAGTCAGGTTTTGAGAGGCTGAATGCTCTTGAATCCTGGGGTGCTACTTGGTTTGACTACATCCAGAATCAAGCCAAAGTATATACCCAGCAGTATGAGAAGGAGCAGGCAGAGAAGTCTGCTGCTGAGGCAGCAAAAGCAATGTCAGAGAAGATTGCCAAGGCAGCATCCGACATTTCCACTGCTGCCATAGACCTTGCCCGCTCTGGTCAAGATATGGCAAAGTCACTCAGAGATGTCGCCAGCAACTTGCGGTCTGCCAGAACTAATCTTGCTGGCAGTTCCACCAGCATTCTGCCCCCAGAGGAGCAGCTGGCCCTTGCCCGTACTGAGTTTTTGAACACTGCTGCAGCTGCCCAGACCACTGGGGATGTTAAATTGTATGACCAGCTGCCTGAGCTGGCTCGCACATTCTTGGAACTTTCCAAGACATATAATGCATCAGGGACTGGGTTTGTGTCTGATTTTAACACAGTTCAGTCTATTCTGGCTGAGTCTGCAAATGCTGCAGACTCGCAAGCATCCAGTGCTGAGGTGATTGTTTCATTGCTTCAGCAGCAGACTAATCTGCTTACTAACATCAATGCAGCTCTTGGGTCTGGTGGTGCCACTGCAGGTTTGTTATCATCTTTGTATACAGTTAACAACCAAATAAATTCTGCCATTGGCACTGCAAATGCAACATTGACCATTGGCAATGACACAGCATCAGCTATCAACACTAACACTGCCAATACCGCCCTGCATGCAGGTTACATCAACACTAACACTGCCAATACCGCTACACATGCAGGTGGCATCAATGAAAACACAGGTACTACTGCTACACATGCAGGTTACATCAACACCAACACTGCCAATACTGCTACACAGGCAGGTGGCATCAACACCAACACTGCCAATACTGCCTCATATACAAGTGGCATCAATGAAAACACAGGTTACATCAACACCAACACTGCCAATACTGCCTCATATACAGGTGGTATTAATGAAAACACAGGTTACATCAATACCAACACTGCCAATACCGCTACACACACAGGTGGTATTAATGAAAACACAGGTTACATCAATACCAACACTGCCAATACTGCCTCATATACAAATTACATCAACACCAACACTGCCAATACTGCTACACATGCAGGTGGTATTAATGTCAATACAAGTTCAGGTGGCACATTGGCATGGTGGTTATCATCAGTTAACACACAGGCAACAAACACTGCTTCATACACATCAAGAACAAGAGATGTTTTGAATGGGTCATTGATGGCAAGTCAATCAGCTGGTAGGGTTTCTGGAGTTGTAGATACATATGCTTACAAACCAAATTCAACCACTCAGATTGACCATGTGACATCAACTTATAGCTATTATGCCAAAGGTGGAATAGCAGATGATCCAACAGGCCACAGCATATTTGGTGAAGCAGGGCCAGAAGCAGCAGTGCCATTGCCAGATGGCCGGACTATCCCAGTCACCTTGTATGGTGCTGCTGATAACCGAGAAAGCGAAACAGTGGAAGAGCTGAAAAAAGCCAATGCTGAATTAAGGGCAGCAGTCAGGTTGCTTCAGGCAGGATTCAGTCAATTAGTTGATAACACCGGACGGCAGGCACGCAGTCTGAATGGTATCGAAAATAAAGCAAGATTGGCGGCTAATCAATGAATGAAATAATCTATTTAGTAGAGGCCACAGCCTACACTGGGAGCACAGAAGAGACTTTCAGATTCTGCACAGGGGTGGGATATACCACCACACCAACAGATACACCAGCAAATATGCACTATGAGCCGCGTGTAGAGCATCCAGGGCTATACCGCCAGGATATGTTTAGCCCTGGAGCCACTAGTGGCAGCAGTACTGGTGGTTATGGTGAGATTGTCCTTATCAATACTGATGGTGGACTTGACTCATTTGTTGATTATGGATTTGATGGGCGGCGTTGTGTAGTCAAGCAGGGTTATGCTGGCAATGCATTATCTGAGTTTGTAACTGTGATAACTGGAACTGTTGAGCAGTGCGAAGTGTCATGGAACCGCGTTACTCTCAGGCTCAAAGATCGCACTGTTGAATTGCAAGTGCCATTTCAATCCACATTTTACACAGGGGCCAACTTACTTCCAGCAGGCATTGAAGGCACATCAGAACTCAGAGACAAGCCCAAACCACGCTTGTTTGGGAAATGCAACAATGTATCACCAGTAATGGTTAACACCTCAAAGCTTATTTATCAGGTGGCTGACAATGCCCTAGCCTCTATTACAGCTGTTTATGACAATGGGGTAATGCTAACAGCAGGGGCAACAGCCTACACTGATCAGGCAGATATGGAAGCCAATGCACCAAATGCTGGAGAATATCGAGTGTGGCTGGCTGGTGGGTGTTTTAGGTTGGGGAGTAGTCCAGCTGGCACCATCACAGTAGATGCTGTGCAAGGTGCCACAGCTGCAAACTGTACTGCTGGGCAGATCATCAAGCAAATTGTGCTTGAAAAGCTGGGAGCTGATCAGATTGTCGAACAATCCATAATCAATCTGGATAAACAAGCCCCGTATGTAGTTGGGTATTACACTGGTCCTAATTCAGTTGATGTTACTGCCATACTTGACAGCCTTTGTGCATCAGTTGGGGCATGGTGGGGATTTGATAACTCTGGACTGTTCTGGAGCAATCAGCTAACACAGCCAGATGCAAATCAGTCGCTTATGACACTGACTGAGGATGAAATACTAAGCCTTGATCGTACTGCCACAGCAGATAGCAGCAAGGGTGTTCCATCCTACAAAATCAATATTGATTTTAGCAAAAACTGGACAGTCCAAACATCTGGACTTGCTGGGTCAATTTCTCAAAACCAGTTGCTATTTGAAAAGGATGATGGACAGCAGCTTAGCACAGACCGGCGCAATCTTCTTGGCATGGAATACATCAGGACCAGTGCAACAGATACCAGTGTGCAAATCAAGCATCTGTTGTCCCCAGAAATAAATGTGCAAACAACAATTGACACACTGAATGATGCCAATACAGAGGCTGCACGATTGCTGTCACTGCGTAAGGTACGGCGTGATCGGCTGAATGTAAAGGTGCCTATGCATGCTATAAAATTCCCACCTGATGGTATATGGGACACTGAATATGTTACTGAAGTGGCTGGAACTCAGTTCATATTTGTTTATGATCATTACGCTTATTTTGTAAAAACTCTGTATAGCTGGAATTATAAAGACTCTGGTTTGTATAGAATTGATTTAGGAAAACCAAATTCTCCACCAGAGTATGTGTCAGGTTTTGCCATCAATGGTTCACCAGCTTGTCACTGTTTGATTGGTAACATTCATTATGTTATTTATGGGTATACTGCTGGACCTCCCAGCTATATTTCAAGTACAATGATGTGGCATCTTGATATGAACAATGCATCTGCAGGCTACCAATATGGGGGCATGTTGGTTAATAATTATTTAGGCATAAATTTATACTGGGCCTCCTGTGTTGCTATAGACAATTTTATATATGTAATTGGTGGCCTTCCTACATCTACGAAGACAGTGAGAATAGATATTAATGGTTTTATTGAAAATGAATCTGCAATAAGTGATTTACCAGAACCTAGATATGGTCACTCTAGTTTTGTATATGGTGGTTATATATATGTTGTTGGTGGAACAAATGGTACAGCTGAATATAAGGCTCCAACACTTCGTATACCAACCAATGCATTAACCTCAAGCTGGGAGGTGCTGCCACCAGTAAACTCTTATGCTATACTGTCAGGTTTTGTTTTAAGAAATAATATTGCTTATCTAATTGGTGGGTCTAATGGAACTCCAGATGAACAATTATCAATGAGATATTTTAATTTAGATAATGTAAATGAAGGGTGGAAAACCAAATCTGTGATGCTGCCTGATGCATTGCTGGCTAATACCACAGCAAAATTAGCTATTTTATATAATAATTCCATATTTGTATTTACTGAAAATAGCAGTGAATACAGCACCTTAAAGCTGTTAGAAAATGATAATGGTGATGATGCTAACAATTATGCAAACCAGCTCACCAGCCTAGGCCGCACAGTAACTGTCAAATATCCACGCTATGGCTATGATTCAGGCCGCCCGATGAAAATTATTGGTGTGGAATCAGATCACTCAACCCGCATCATCAACCTGGAACTTTGGGGGTAACATGGCTGCTATATTCTCATATCCTGATCTGACTTTGTCTGGGACACTTTCTGGTGGCTCCTGGCAATCTTCTCTGCCCCTCAGCAATCTTACCCAGCAGCTGTTATCAAAAGTGGCCAGGAGCACAAATGCTTTGGCATCATCCACACTTATTCAAGTCAATCTTGGCTCTGCCAAGGCCATCCGGTGTTTTGCCTTGCTCAATCACAACATTAGCTTTGCTGGGACTGTGCGCATCAGAGGTTATTCTGATTCAAGCTATTCCAGCATGGTCACAGGAGCTGACACAGGAGCTGTGAATGTGTGGCCACAGAGCAACTTCACCACAGATGATGCATCCAAGTACCCAAATTCATGGATTGGCCTCTTCTCATCCAGCAAGACAGCCCAATATTGGAAAATTGAGATCACAGACACCTCCAACCCAAATGGGTATGTCCAGCTTGGCAGATTGTGGCTTGGTGATGCTAACTTTGAGCCATCAGTTGGCTTGAACTATGGTTCTAGCCTTGGTTATGTGCCAAGGGATTTGATAGAAGAGAGTCTTGGTGGGGTAAAATGGAGTGAGAAGAGAATCCCACGCAGATCAATGCATGCTACATTTGATGCCTTGACTGATGAAGACAAGTACCAGGCTTTGATATTGAGCAAAACTTTGACAACCACAGATGAAATGCTATTCATCTCTGATGCTGCAGCATTGCCAAAGGCTATGTTGCTAGAGTCTTTTTTGGCCACTGCTGAGAGCTTGAGCCCACTGACATATCCATATTATGGTGCTCACCAATGGCCAATTCAACTTCTGGAGGTGGTGTAATGGGTAAAGAATACTATAATTTTGATGAAACAACAACACCATCAGACAATTCAAGGATGCTGCTGAGAGATGGTCTTTTGAATAAAAATATTCTTTGGTCAACAATCAAGTCATTTTTTATGACACTTACTGGAAACCAAACCATATCAGGAGTAAAGACCTATACTGATCCAATATTAGCCTCATCAGGCACAGCAGCAGCTCCTTCTATTTCATTCTCAGCAGACACCGACACTGGCTTTTACCAGATAGGAACTGATACTTTAGGCATTGCTACAGGTGGTGTGGAGCGTATCAGAATAGATGGCATTGGTGATGTTCTTATAGGCAATGTTGTAAGTGGTAAGCTCATGCTTTCCACATCAACCAATAACTATGCCAAACTCAACATTGGTGACGCTCCTGTGCTTTTGAATGGTCCGATGACTTCAACCACTACAGTTAATCAGCTATCTTGTGCCACTCTACAAGCAGTTACTTCGGGGACTACATATAACAATCGCACAGTTACGGTACTTAATACAGATGCAGGTAATAGTACACAAAGCGTGCAAAGTTTACGTGCTGACCTTGAAATCAATGGCACTACAGCAGGTGCCACTGTAGCTGCTTGCAATGCTATTCAATGTCAATTAAACTGGAACAGTGCAACTACAACAAGCACTGCTAATCAAATCACAGGTAACTTCTTTGCAAACATTTACAATGGTGCTCCTAACGCAATAGTTGGTTGTCAAGGGCAGGCTATATACCAAGCTGGAGCGACAGGTACAGCAACACTTGGGACAGCTACAGGAGTAGTAGCTACCTCTTATACCAACAAAGTAGGGGCAGTTACAACAGTACAATACGGAATTGATGTAAGGGTAGGGCAAACCACAAGAGCAGCCAACACTATAACATATTTGTGTGCTGGTAATTTCACAGTACAGCCTGGGGATGCAGCAGTAGTATCATCTGAAGGTATTAAAGTGACTGGCAATGTACTTAGTGGTGCCACCACAAATATTGGGACGCTGTATGGGATTTATTTGGATCAAACTGCACTGCCGCAAGGCTCAGGTGTAGGTACAAAGTACGGTATTTGTCAAATTGACACTGATGCTCCTAATTTGTTCAATAGCAAGTTAATGCTTTCCACTGCAACTAACAACTACGCTAAACTCAACATTGGAGATGCTCCTGCGCTTGTGGCTAGTCAGTTGGCTTCAACCACTACAGTTAATCAACTATCTTGCGCTACTCTACAAGCAGTTACTTCAGGTACTACATATAATAATCGCACAATTACAGTACTTAATACAGACGCAGGTAATAGCACGCAAGGCGTACAAAGTTTACGCGCTGACCTTGAAATCAATGGTACTACAGCAGGGGCCACTGTAGCTACTAATTACTCTATTATAGGCTCGTTGTACTGGAACAGCGCAACTGCATCAAGCACCACCAACCAGACTGCGGGTGGTTTCTTTGCAAGCATTTATAATGGTGCTCCTAATATACTGGTTGGTTGTCAAGGGCAGGTTAACTACCAAGCTGGAGCGACAGGTACAGCAACAGTAACTACAGCTATAGGAGTATTGGCTAATGCTTATAACAACAAAGCAGGAGCAACTGTAACAACACAATTTGGTGCCACTGCAACAGCAGGGCAAAGCACCAGAGCAGCTAGCACCATAACAAATTTATACGCTGGCAACTTCACAATACAGCCCGGAGATGCCGCAGTATCAACGGCTGCGGGTATTAGAGTGTTTAGCAATATACTTAATGGTGCCACTACGAATATTGGAACATTGTATGGGATTTTGCTGAATCAATCTCTGCTGGTGCAAGGTTCAGGCGTAACTACAAAGTACGGGATTTACCAAACTGACACTGATGCTCCTAATGTGCTCAACAGTAGAGTTGATATGTTGAAAGGTGCAAAACTATCCGGGCTATCTGTGTATGCTGATAATGCATCAGCACTGGCAGATGGTAAGGTTGCTGGTGATGTATATCGTACAAGTACTGGTGTACTTATGGTGGTGTACTGATAAGAGAGGTGGCTGAACATGAACTGGGAAATGGCTTTCATCACATTGTTGTCAATCAACATCATTTGGATTTGTTTGTTCTGCTGGGGGTGCTACACAGCAGGCAAAGAGATTGACAAAGGTCACTGGTAATTAGCACAAGGGAGGAGACAGGACCAAAAGTCCATTCCTCCCTTGGTCTATTCTTGCAGGTAGAAGCCACCTCATTGGCCACAGGTGGTAGTTTTTCAACAGAGCCTACCCTACCCTGCTGCCTTGCAGGTGTTACACCATCTCTGGCCACAAGGCTGGCTTGCCAAAATATCCACCATCAGCCCCTTCTACGCGCGCGGGAGGAAAAAATGAAAACTAAATATTTATTTTTCACCTAATTGCAATGAAAAAAAATTATTTTACGCCAGTGGTGATGAAGGTGTGCTGGGAAAACTAACATCTAGGGACGCGCGAGTTTCACAAGTTGTTGGAAATACAGAAGGTTTTTTCATTTTTGCCTCGCGCGCGCGTAGAGCCCCCAGCACATTTGATTTTTTTCTTTTCTTCCCCCAGCAACTCAGGCACAATGGTTTTCACCAAGGACTTGAGGAGGATTTATGGCAATTTACCACAGAGAGTCAATCAAAATGATTGCTGTAGGGGAGTGTGGCTATGAGGATTGAAGCAGTTACTATTGGCCTAATTCTGGTGCTTATCTGGGCAGTTGTGGAGGTTCTGCATGAGTTTGCTGTGGCAAGAAAAGGTAGATGGGCTGTGGGTATGTCAAGTGCACAAATCATTGCTGGCATTGAGAGTTGTGAGCACAAGTTCAGGATACTTGGCCATGATAAATGGCATCAAAGCCCAAAGAACATACCCAGAGCTGCCCTCAGCAAAAGCAGCAGCTGTGTTGGGGGCCAAGAAATTGGTGAGGGAGTTGCATGAAAGATTACAAATTCAAGACTGACCCATTCAAGCACCAACTTGATTCATTTCTTGAATACAGAGACAGGCCATACCACGCACATCTCTGGGAGCAACGGTGTGGTAAATCAAAGGTGACAATTGACACCATGGCCTGGAATTACCAGAGTAGCAAGATCAATGCTGCATTGATAGTAGCTCCAAATGGAGTGCACATCAATTGGGTGAGAAATGAATTGCCTGCACACACACCAGACCACATTATGTTCCAATCAATGGCTTATTCAGCCAAACTGAAGGTTGCAGAGCAAAAGCAACTTATCAAGATGCTGGATGAGCCTTCATATGAACTGAAGGTTCTGGCCATGAACATCGAGGCATTGCGCACAGCCAATGGGTTTGCTGTGGCAAAACGATTCCTGAACAACCATGATGCAATGTTCATCCTGGATGAAGGCTCAATTATCAAGAATCACAGCACATCACAGACCAAGCAGGTGCTGGCATTGAAGAACATGGCAAAGATGAAGAGGCTGCTGAATGGCACCCCAGTGACCCAGTCTCCTCTTGACATCTTTCCCCAGTTCCTATTCCTAGATGATGAAATATTGCAGACCACCAATTACTATGCTTTCAGGAATGAGTATGCTGTGTTGGAAACACAGGGCAAGATGCTTGGTGTGATGAAGAGCAAACTGGAGGCAATTGCAGGGAGGATGGGCCGCCACAAGTGGGGTGATCTGAAATACTCTGAAAACAAAGGGGTTATTGAGGCAGGCACATACCCACTTGATGATGGCTCAATTATTGAATTCACAGTCAAGCAGACTGGTAGAATGGGATACACACTCAAGTGGAAGCACACCAACAGCTCTGGCCAAGAGATGATGATGTTCAGGCAAGGTGAAGTCTGGACTGCAATCACAGGTTACAAGCAACTGGACAGACTTCAATCACTCATAAGGCCATACAGTGACAGGGTTTTGAGGTCAGAATGCTTTGATTTGCCTGACAAGGTATACCAGAAGCGATATGTTGAGCTGTCAGAAAAACAGCACAAGTTGTACAAAGACCTTTCCAAGCGCATGATTGCTGAATGCAATGGCAAACAGATGACTGTGACCATGAAGCTGACAATGATGTTGCGTCTCCAGCAAATTGTTGGTGGATTCTTCACACCAGATGCTGATGGGATGACAGAGGAGCAGTTGTGCTCAGCAAAGGCAGAGCCAATATCACCAACCAACCCACGCATTGATGACATGGTTGAAGACATTGATGAGTTCATGTGTGGCAAAAAGATCATCATATGGGCAAGATTCAGGCCAGAGCTGGAAGCCATTGCTGAGGCACTTGAGAAGAGATTTGGCAGAGGCACAGCTGCAGTTGCACATGGGGGCATATCTCCTAACCAGAGGCAGAATGCCATTGATTCCTTCAGGGATGCTGAACAGCCACTGTTTTTGGTGGCCAACCCACAGGCAAAGGGTGTGTCAAGGGGGCAAGATATGAGCTCTGCTGATTTTGAAATCTACTACAGCAACAGCTTCAGCCTGGAGGATAGGCTTCAATCAGAAGACAGACCTTGCTCATCAAATCAGAAGAACAACCTGGGCATCATCGACATTATAGCACCTGACACAGTTGATGAGCACATAGTCAAAGCCCTGAGATCAAAGAAGGATGTTGCAGATCAAGTGACTGGTGATGATGTGACCAATTGGATATGAGAAAAATCAGTTGTACTATGATTTTTCTCTTGTGCTGGATTAAAAAATCAGGCTTATTTAGTCCCCATTAAGGACTGAAGGAGGTGAAATGAGCAAGGTATTTGTGGTACAAGAGCCAATGAAGAGGGATGCTGCCACTGGAGCTATGGTGTCAATATTCAACTTCAAAAAAGCTCTGGCATTTGGGGAGCTTGAGGTGTGCTTGCCTAGTGGAATGGTATCCCTGTCTCCTGGGCCAACTGTGAGTAGGCTCAATGATGTGCTGCGCAATTTTTCTGATGATGATTATTTGCTTGCAGCTGGAGACCCTTCAGCAATTGCCATTGCTGGGGCAATAGCAGCAAACCGCAACAGAGGCAAGTTCAAAGTGCTGAAGTATGACAAGGAGCAAAGAGAGTACATATCAGTGGCAGTAGACATTTACAACAGAAAGGACTAAAGGTATGGCAAATGAATTGTTGAATAATCTGTTTGAACAGGATGCATCAGCCCCAGTAATTCCAACAGATAGTGAGTTGACTGACATCTCAAGTCTGGTGGCAGAGCAACTGAGGCTAGAGGATTTGGTGGCAGCCAAAGAAGCTGAGTTGAAGGAGCTTTGTGACAAGCTGCGCAAAATCTCTGAGGTTGGCGTACCAGAGGCTATGGCTGCAGCTGGCATCAAAACATTCACCACATCAAATGGTGGTAAAGTCACAATCAAAGAGTCTGTGTTTGCTTCACTGAAGGATGATGGGTTGTCCTGGCTTGAGACAAATGGCCTGTCAGGGATTATCAAGGATGAAATCAAATTCAGTTTTGGCAAGGGTGAAGGTGATCTTGCCCAGAAGGTCATGGCCTTTGCCAGCAAAGAGGGACTTGACCCTGCTGAAAAGCGCACAGTGCACCCAAGCACCCTCAATGCCACTATCAAAAAGTTGCTTGAATCTGGCACAGAGCCACCAGAAAGTGCTATTTCATATGCTATTGTGAAGAAGTCTGTGATCAAAAGTGGGGTGGCCAAATGAAATTCAACCTATCATTATATCAGAGGCAAGAGGTGGAAGCACTCAACCTGAGCCTGTATCTGGAGCTGATGATGTGAAATCGTGCTATGCACGATAATATGGTGCGCCTGAGACACCACAACCAGGCAGAAAAGGAGTAACACAATGGCTAAAAATGATCTGGTGAAAAAAGAAGAGGTTGGTGTGCCTGCAATGCTGGACTTGGAGGCTGATGCTGGAGTTGGGTTTGAAGGAGCTGATGCCCAGAGTTATGCAATTCCATTCTTGCGCATCCTCCAGAGTGGCAGCCCCCAGGTGAAGAAGTCTGAAGCTGAATATATCAAAGGTGCTGAAGAGGGTGACTTCTACAACACAATTACTGGTGAGGTGATCAAGGGTGAGGATGGGGTGGTTGTTGTCCCATGTGCATACAAGCGGTCATTCTTGCTGTGGGCACCCAACCGTGGTGGCTACAAGGGTGAGCTTGGTGTGGCAGAAGGTGAGCTGGCCCTGCAGAGTGCCACCCGCAATGACAAGAACAAGATGGTTGGTGCTGATGGCAACATCATTGATGACACTCGCAGCCATTATTGCCTGCTGCTGTCTGGTGGTGGAGTGATGCCAGTATTGATCAGCATGAGCAGCACCCAGATCAAGAAGAGCAAAAAGTGGATGAGCATGATGCAAAACATCAAGCTGAAAAATGGTCAGGTTGCCCCAATGTTCTCCCAGCAGTTCAAACTAACCACAGTCCCAGAGAGCAATGATGATGGCTCATGGTTTGGCTGGAAGATTGAGCACTCTGGCCAGGTATCCACAGTCTCGGTTTATGAGGCTGCAAAGCAGTTCCATGAAATGGTCAGATCAGGCACAGTGTCTGCAACCCCTGCTGCAGATGATGGCAACTTCTAATGACCATAAGCCCCCAGAAGTGGCCACTTCTGGGGGCTTTACCATCTTTATGGCAGGGGGTGTGATGTGCTTGCAAATAAGTTTGCAGAGCTTTTTAGTGGATTGGATAGAGCATATGGGACATACAAGGTAACCACCAAGAAGGGTGCCAAGCACATTGGCAAAGCCACAACCATAGCAGAACCTGTCACAATTGAGCTGTGGGAGAAGCACCTTGCAGGTGAGCAGAGCATAGGTATCATACCAATCAGGGATGACAATCGGTGTGTGTTTGGTGCAATAGATATAGACATTTATGACATGGACCACAGCAGCATCTTGGCAAATATTGAAGAGCTTGATCTGCCATTGGTGCTTTGTAAGACTAAATCAGGAGGAGCACACCTTTATTGCTTTGTGCATGAACCAGTCCCAGCAAGACTCATGCGCAAAAAGCTGCTTGAATTTGCCATATCTCTTGGATACATGGATGTTGAGATATTCCCAAAGCAAGACAAGCTTTCCAGCAAGACAGACATAGGCAACTGGATTAACATGCCATATTTTGGCTCAACCAGATGGGCCTTGGATGGTGATGGTGATCTTGACCCAGAGCAGTTCATCTTTGTTGCTCGCAATCTTATGCTGAGTGAAGATGAGTTGGCACAAACTGAGCCTGCTATCAATGAGGATGAGTTTGGGGGTGCTCCACCATGCCTCAAGCACCTGATTGCAACAGGTTTCCCAAAAGGCTCTATGAACAATGCCCTCTTCAGCATGGGGGTGTTTGCCAGGAAAAAGTTCCCTGATGAATGGCAGGACAAGGTTTATGAGTACAACCAGAAATTCATGGGGCCTGGCACTCCTGCTGAAGTCAAGGCCATCATCAGGAGTCTCCAGAAGAACACATACATCTACAAGTGCCATGACCAACCAATCACAAACCATTGCAACAAAGATGAGTGCCTGAAAGCCAAGTTTGGGATAGGGCCACAATCTCTCAAGGATGGTGGTGACAAGGATGATGTGAAGTGCCTGCTGGATGATGTTGATAGGCCAGTAAAGTGCTTTGAGCCACCACTTGGTAGCAATGATGAACCTCAGTGGCAATTTGGCATACATGGCATGGTGCTTGATGTGACCTTGGATATGGTGCTTGATCAGAGCAAGTTTTACAGGGAGTACACCAAGAAGTTCAAGAGGTTGCTGCCTTCAGTCAAGCCAGGAGTGTGGGCCAGAAAGATGAATGAAGTGCTTGAAGAGGCTGAAATGGTGCAACTGCCAAGAGATGCTGGCCCAGAAGGCCAGTTGTGGCTTCACATCGAGAACTTTTGCACAGGCAAACTCCAAGCAAGAGCTGAGGAGGAGTTGTTGCTTGGCAAACCATGGACTGATGGCTCAACCACTTGGTTCCGCAGCAAGGATTTGATGAAGTATCTTGAGCAGCAGCGATTCAGAGACTTCAAAGAGGCTGCTGTCTGGGCAGCAATACGCAGGGCCAAAGGATTGCACAAAGACATATCCATCAAGGGCATCAAAGTTTCATTGTGGGGCATATCCGCCTTTGCCCAGCAGGTGGAAGGATTTGCCATGCCTGTGGATGAGGAGGAGACCTTGTGATAGATAATCCAACCATCATACTGGGACCACCAGGCACAGGCAAGACAACAAGGCTGTTGGGGATTGTTGACAAGGAGCTATCATCAGGCACAAAGCCAGACCGGATAGCCTTTGTCAGCTTCACCAAAAAGGCTGCCAATGAAGCTGCTGCCAGGGCCATGCAGAAGTTCAACCTTAAATCAGCAGACCTGCCATTTTTCCGCACTCTGCACAGCCTTGCATACTCAATGCTTGGCCTTTCAAGGGATGATGTGATGCAGCTGAGAGACTACCAGAACATAGGGGCCAAGCTGGGTCTGGTTTTTTCCAGCAAAGTGGTTGCTGAGGATGGCATACCAGCCAGCTCAAGACTTGGTGATAGGTATGCTTTCTTAGATGGTATATCAAGGGCCAAGTGCATGGATCCAAGGGATGTTTGGGCAGAGCTTGGTGACCATGATCTAAACTGGTTTGAGTTTGACCGATTCACTGAGTACACATCCAAATACAAAGCTGCCAAGGGCCTGTGTGATTTTGCAGACATGCTCTCAATACGAAAGCAACTTGATGTGGATGTTGCTATCATAGATGAGGCACAAGACTTATCCGCAGCCCAGTGGAATTTTGTTCATGCCACCTTTGCTGGGACACCGAAGGTGTATATAGCTGGGGATGATGACCAGGGCATATTTCAATGGTCAGGAGCTGCAGTTGACTATTTTGTTGACATGCCTGGCACCAGGGTGGTGCTTGACCAGAGCTGGCGCATACCAAAGACTGTGCACAATTTTGCAGAGAGCATAGTATCAAGCATAGCCCATCGCAATCCAAAGACATACAAGCCCCAAGAAAAGCTTGGGTCAGTTGACTTTTACAGATCGCACACTGATGTTGAATTGACTGCAGGAACATGGTTGTTGCTGGCAAGGAACAACTTTTTGCTTCAGAGGTTGGCAGAGCATGCCAGGCAATCTGGTGTGGCATATACCATGCATGGAGAGAGTTCCATCAATGACAAGCACATAAAGGCCATAAGACTGTGGGAAAGGCTTAGGGGTGGTGCTGCCCTTAAACTGCAAGACATTAGAATTGTGTATGAGCACATGACATCAGGCCAAGGATATGCAAGAGGTTCCATCAGGGTGCTTGAAAATCAGCCCCCAGGTGAAATGACCCTCCAGCAACTCAAGACCAGCTGTGGGCTGAAAACTGATGCAATCTGGCATGAGGCTTTGACCAACATATCAACTGCAGACCGGCAATATTACATCTCTTTGCTGAGGAGGGGTGAAAAGCTGGATGCACCAAGGGTTCACATAAGCACCATCCACGGGGTTAAAGGTGGTGAGGCTGACCATGTGCTGTTGCTCACAGACATGAGTGCCAAGACATTTGCTGGGATGCAGGCCTTGCCAGATGGTGAGCACCGTGTATTCTATGTTGGGGCAACTCGTGCAAAAGAGAGTTTGCATGTCATCTACCCTGAAAGCAAGCATGGATATTTTTCTTGACTTTTTGTCAAAATGTTGTAACTTGGTTTTTACATATTTGGTCTGAATCATCACCATGCACAATAAAATCTGTGTGTGGTGATGATTTTGCCATTTTATGAACAACCAAAGGCTCTGGCCTTTGTCAAAAGCAAAATTGCATCCTTGGCCAAAATTTGCCACCAGATTGGCATGACAATTTTTTTCATTTTGATGAATTTTTTTGTTGACATTTTAAAAAAAATCCATCATAACAGAATTACATTTTGAGCAACACCAAGGACTAAAGGAGGATGTCATGGCAGCACTGGAGATTATCAAGGCAGAAGTTCAACACATTGAAGAGCAGTATGGGATGGCAAGGGAGCGTTTCAAAGTGTCTTTTAATTATGACCCTGGATATGCTCTGCGCTGGTACTCTGCTGAAGTTGCCCATTACCAGAAACTGATAATGGAGCTGCTCTGGATAAAAAATGCTGATGAGCTGACTGTGAATGAACTGGAAGATGCTTTGGAAAATGTGGTTGAATCTGCTGTGCATGCAACTCCAAACTCCAGTGCCTGTGGCTGGACAAGGGCATTTGAAGATGTTGGGTTTGGAGTTCGCAAAGAGGCAATCAAGAAGTACAATAGCTTTATCAGACTGCTTAAAAAGGAGGTGCACAATGACTAAAGAGGATTTAGCATTTTTGATTCTGCGGCACAAAGGTGGCCATGACCCCAAGCCATTGATGAAGCACTCAAAGCAGTTGCTACTTGAGATGGCTATTGCTGCGGTGAAAGCCCTCAGCAAGCGATATGCCAAAGGCACTTTGACTGGCAGCATTGGTGTGCCTTACTACTTTGTGATGGATAAGCGCACTGGTGAGTTCATATTCACATTCCCATTTACAGACTTTTTTGGTGCAACCCTGGCTGATGTGGCACAGAGGTTCACAGACAACAGCAAGTGTTTCAACTTCAAAAGGAGCCAAGAATGAGTGCATTCAAAGATGTTGTGCTGGGAAGCATGAATGACTGGGAATACCACATAGATGGTGAATTTATTGAAGCTCAAATACTCTCAGTCATTGCTGGGAAGTTGAGAGCAGCTGGGTGCACAGTCCCCAGCAACAGAGGTGATTTTGAGCATATGCTTGAGAAGTCTGGCTTTGTGATCATTGATGCTAAAAATTTCAAAAACCAAAAGGCCAAAGTGGCCACCAGAAAGGACTAAGACCATGAAAAAGACAGATGCAGAAGGCAAACAGTTCACCCTGGAGCAGCTTGATGGCATGCCAACCTCAAACCTGGTCTGGCTTTACAATGGCCTGATGCCAGCAGACAAGCAGATCAAGAAATTCAGCGACAGGGCCACAGCCCTGAAGCGCACCTGGGCTGTTATGCTGGAAGTGAAGGAGGAGTCTGTGGCCAAGTCTGTGGCCAAGCGAGTGTCCCCAAGATATGAAATCAAGATAGCCAAGGGGTCAAGCACAGAGGCAACAGCTGCCAGCTTGAGGTCACCATTGCGCAAGAAGGTCTTTGAATCACTAGTTGAACATGGGAGACTGACTGTGACTGAGTTGTGCCAGCTATTGCCCAGCATTGAAAAGTCTGCCCTGGTCACTGCCCTGCGCAACCTGGTGGCAGATGACAAGGCCCAAAGTGTGAAGGAGGTGGCATAGCATGGACAAGAAGATCATTGACAAAGTGATGAAGCTCCTGGCCTTGGCTGATGGCACAAACCACACAGAAGAGGCTGATAGTGCCAAGAGAATGGCATCAGAGCTGATGGCCAAGCACAACATAGCAGCAGCTGACCTTGCTGGGAATGATCCATTTGTGAGTGTAAGGTCAGACCTTTCCCGCAAAAAGCCCATCCCATATGATGCCACACTGATCAACATCATAGCTGGATTCAATGATGTGGCATTCCTGGTGGGGTCTGGTGGTTCAGCAGCTGCTTATTACATGTTCATTGGCAAGCCAGGGGATGTGGAATCAACAAGGTATATGATTGATTGTGTAGTTGGACAAAGAACAGCAGCATGGAAGAGCCACTTGGCTGGAGCCAAAAAGCTGGGTTGCAAAGCCAAGGTGGTGCCATACATGAATGGATTCAATGCTGGACTTGCCAGTAAGTTGCGCCAGCTCAAGAACATGAGAGATGCCAAGATTCAAGAGTGGGGCTTGGTGCCAGTTGACCAAGCCAAGCAAGCTCTTGATTGGTGGAAGCAATCCACAGGAACATCAACAAGGGATGCAAAGCATGCCAAGAGGAGTATGAGCCTGGCTGGTTATGAAGCAGGCAAGAATGCCCATATCAACAAGGGAGTTGGACACCAGCCCAGCCAGAGATTGGCACTGGCATAAAAATCAAACCAGGCCTGAGTTTTTGGTTGACACTGCCCAGAAACTCAGGCACAATTCACTTCAACAATAAGGACTAAAGGAGTCTACCATGGAAAAGGCAGTTAAATTTGGCAAAGGTTTTCAGGGAGCATTAGGCAAAAGTATGGCTGACAGCCCATTTGCACCACAGAATCTGCTGGAGGATGGCTTGTCACTTGAGGATGTGGCCAAACAGAAAGGGCTTGACTTTGAGATCATATCAAGGCCCAGTTTGACTGTGACCCCTGCTGGTGAGTTGGTTCAAGTCCCAAATAGGGTGGTGCTCATGAGGGAGGATACGCTTGAGCCTCTGGCCCAAGTCAGTAACAACTTCAAAGTAGTCCAGCCTATGGAGTTGCTTGAGACATATGATTCATTCCTGAAGGCTGGTGGATGCACAATGAGGTCTGCTGGGATATTCCGCAATGGTGCTCGTTACTGGGCTATGGCTGAGACCAAGCATGAGGCAACTCTGCCTGGTGGTGATGAGGTGAAGAGCTATCTGTTTCTCGCCTCAGCAAATGATGGCTCATTGGCCACCACAGCCATTGAGACCAACCTGCGCATGTTCTGCTGGAATGTGGCCCCAACCATGGTCAGAGAGGCCAGGTACAATGGCAAACTCATCAAGGTGCCTCACCACAGCAAGCTGGACATTGAGTCTGTGAAATTGCAGCTGGCAGCAGCTGGATCAAGATTCATGCAGTGGGTTGATGATGCCAAGCAGCTGGCGAAGAAGCAGATTGATGATGATGGTGCTGTTGAGTTCTTCCAGAAGTCATTTGGCATCATTGTTGATGATGATTCAGACAAAGATTTGGCCCCTAAGGTTGAGCGGTGCCTTGAGCTGTTCTCTGGGGAGGGGGCAGGTTCCACAGCCAAATCAGCCAGAGGAACTGTGTGGGGAGCTTACAATGCTCTGACTGAGTACATTGACCACCACACTGGGGCCAAGACTGGGGAGAATCGCTTCCAGACAGCCATGACTGGGGCTGGGGCCAAGGTCAAGATGATTGGTTGGCAAGAAGCTCTGAGGCTGGCACAATGATCAGGGTGGTGTCTGATTACCAAGGGTACACTGCAATGGAGGTGTACCGGGGCACCAAGAGGATTGGGGCCATCTTGATAGCAGAAGGCATGCGCACATATCGTGAGTACCAGATTGAAGACTTTAACAAACTGTGGAGGAGTCTGGCATACAGCCCACCATCTGCAGCACAGAAGTGGCTCAAATCTGGTATACCAATGACTGACAAGGCAAGGAGATACTTGGAAATGATTGCTATAATGAAAGATGAAGAGATAGTGCTTGGGTTCAAAGATGGGCAGGATGCTGCAGCACTGGCTGCTTGCCCTGAAGGCTGCACCATTGAGTGCATGGATAATGACAGAAAGGAGGTGAAAGAATTCATGGCAAAGCAAAAAGAAGCTGCTGAAAAAGCAGCCCCAACCAAAGGTGCCAAGACCTACAAGGCACTGATTGTGGCAGAAGGCACCAAGGCCCATGCCAAAAGCATCCGTACCACTGTGTACAACAGCCTGATTGACAATGGCCCCCAAACAGCTGAAGCCCTCAGCAAAATACTGAAGTCAGAGTTGGCTGCCATCAAGAGTGCGCTGGCATTCCTGATCAAGACCAACAAAGTTGAGGTGGCCTAACATGGTCATCCTTGGAGCAGGGATGGCAGGCTGCTTGGCAGCCTGCATCTTCACTGATGCAACCATTCTGGAAGCCAAGACTGAGATTGGAGCAGGGCACCAAGCCCTGCTCCGTTTCAGGTCACCACAGATTGGGGAGTATGTTGGAATTGAGTTCAAGCAAGTCACAGTACACAAGTCCATCTGGGAGGGTGGCAGAGATGTTGCACCAAGCCCAAGGCTTCTCAACAAATATAGCATAAAGGTGGCAGGAGTGCCACAAAAACGCAGCATCAGCAACCTTGAGCCTGATGTGCGGTGGATAGCCCCCAGCAACTTTCAGCAAAACCTGTTCAACCAGGTGTCAAATCGCACACAGCTGGGCATCTCTTTGACCAGCCTGGCCAATTTTGAGCACAGGCCTATCCTATCCACAATACCCATCATTGAAATGGCCAGGCTGGTTGGATATGACATTCAGACTGAAACAAAGCATTGGCCAATCCATGTAACCAGGATGAAGGTTGCTGGGATGAATGTCTACCAAACCATCTATTTTCCTGGTGATGAAACTCCTGTTTATAGGGCCAGCATCACAGCAGACACTTTGATCATTGAGTCCATATCTGAATTGGGTACCACAGAGGTCAAAGATGTCATATCTGCATTTGGCCTTGAAAGGGTGATGGAGGAGTATGAGGTTGAGTTTGCTGGATGGCAGAAGATGGGCAAAATTGTGCCACTTGATGACAAGCACCGCAAAGAGTTCTTGTACTACTTGTCATCTGAGCACAACATTTGGTCCCTTGGCAGGTTTGCCTGCTGGCGCAACATACTGTTGGATGATGTATTCAAGGATATTTTCAAAATCAGACAAATGCTTGGCAAGACCAAGTATGACATAAAAAAGGAGATCACTTATGGAAGTCAAACTGCTTGATTACACCAGGGATGCCCTGGAACTGTTGATATACACCAAGAACACCAGGCTGCGTGGCGAGGATACACTTGATACCATCAAGTTCTGGCCACTTGAAAAGAAGCTTGAGCATTGGTCATACATGATGGATACCATCCAGAGCAGCTGGGAATTTGCAGACTACACATTTGAAATCACTGGTGTGACCAGAGCATTCACCCATCAGTTTGTGCGCACCAGAACTGCCAGCTATGCCCAAGAGGCACAGCGTGTGGTTGACCTTTCTGACTCCACTTGGCTCACTCCTCCCAAGCTGGAAGGAACTGGGGCTGATGAACTGTTTGATGGCATTGTCAGAAACAGCCTTCATGGCTATTCATTGCTGAGAGAGGCTGGAGTTGCCCCACAGGATGCCAGAGGTGTAATACCAACCAACATTCACACCAGCATCATTTCCAAGCTCAACCTGCGCACACTGTCTCACATGGCAGAGCTGAGGCTATGCACACGCACCCAAGGCGAGTACCAGGATGTGTTCAGGGCCATGCGAGATTTGGTGGTTGGGGTTCACCCCTGGGCAGAGCCAATTCTTGATGTCTACTGTGCAAGGCATGGCACCTGTTGCTTCCCACGCTACACTGAGTGCCCAATAGCACCACTGGTTGCCAACCTTGATGATCAAAAAGCAGCAATCAAGAAGAAGTTCTGGAGCTTGCGCCATGAGTCCAGCCCAGTTGCCTTCAAGGACACAGCAGCAACCACAGATGGAGGCAAGGTATGATGAACAATCTTGCTGCGATAATTGATGTTGATGGCACCATCAGTGACTTTAATCACCGCAAGGAATTTGCTTTGGCCAAAGATTGGTATGCCTTCCAGCAACTCTGCCATCTGGATAAACCAATTGTGCCTGTGATACAGGTTGTGAGAGGTCTTTGGGCTCAGGGTTGGCTGATATTTGTGGTAACAGGACGCAACCAAGAATACAGAGAAATTACAAAAGAATGGCTGGTCAAGCATGGCCTGCCATTCAGCAAGTTGATCACAAGAACACAGGATGATATTGGTGTGAGGGATGTGGACTTCAAGCGCAGGGCATTGGATGAGCTCACCAGGAATTACCCAGCCCACCAGTTTGCGCTGGCCATTGAAGATCGTGATGAGCTTGTGGAGATGTGGAGAGGAGAAGGGTTGATATGCCTACAGGCACAGAAAGGAGTCTATTGATGATTGCTGGACTGAAACAGAAAATTGACCAACTCAAGTCAACCACAGATGCCAACTGCAGCTGGGCTGAATTGCTTGAAGGAATCAAAGCTGTGGTGGAAGAGGTCAACAAGCTAGACCCCAGGCCAACTGCTGGGGGTGATCAGCTGCGTGCCCCAGACTTTATGGAGCAGGGTGCACGCACCTTCAGGGAGCGCAACAAGGCATATGGGGACAGCTACCTTGAGCATGGCTCAATCATGGCAGCCCTTTTCCACAGCACCCCTGTGGTTCTTGACTCGCCAGCAAAGTTTGGTGTGTACCATTTGCTTGATTTGAAGGTGGTCAAGCTCAACCGTTTTTGCAATGCCTTTCAACAAGGCATCTTCCACCAGGACAGCATCCATGATGATGGCGTTTACTCATTCATGCTGGAGGAGCTTGGAGAAAGGATGAAACAACAATGAGCAGAACAATCCTGGTAACTGGCGGCAGTTCTGGCCTTGGTGAGAAGATCATCAATGCCCTGCTGTTTGAAAGCCCTGCTGATGTGATCATCAACCTTGATGTGTCAAGCCCAAAGGTTGAGCATCCACGTGTGCAATGGCTCCGGTGTGATGTGGGTTTTTCAAATGATGTTGAGCAGTCCATCAGCAAAGTGGGCAAGGTGGATGTGCTGATCAACAATGCTGGGGTCAATCGCATAGACTTCATTGAAAACTTCACAGAGGATGACTGGGAACTTGTGATGGACACCAATGCCAAGTCCATCTTCCTGGTGACCAGGGAGCTGATCAAGCAGGAGAAGCTGGCAGGTGGCACCATCCTTAACATAGTTTCCAATGCTGCTCACATGCCAATGACATCCTCATTGGCCTACAATGCCAGCAAGGCAGCAGCCCACATCATGACCCTGCAGATGGCCAGGGAGCTGAAGCCAAGGCACAACATTGATGTGTTTGGGATTGCTCCCAATCGGCTGGCCAACACAGGGATGTCAGATTACATTGACCAACGTGTGGTTGAAACTCGTGGTTGGGACATTGAATTTGCACGCAAATATCAGTTGCAGTCCCTCCCAGCAGGAGAAGAGACAGACCCAGAAAGCCTGGCTGGCTTCATATCATACCTGCTGGCAGACAAGAAAAGGCACAAGTATTTGGCTGGCACCATCCTGCCATATGGCAAATAACCAAAAGGAGACTGCTGATGTACCTAACTAAATTGATTCAAGGAATAGTGGATGACAAGGTCATTGAAGTTCTACAGGCAATGGATGCTGGGAATGTGGGCACTCCCTTTGGCTTGATTGAGCAAGTGGCCATTGCCTCTGGCAATCCCAAGCAGATCATTGAACAGCTGTCCATCTTTGGCTGCAATGAGTGGCACCATGATGAGGTGGTAGCCAAGGGCAAGGTGTTTGGGGTTGAAGCTGAGAATGTTGCTGAGTTACACTTTAACTACCAGCTGGGCTTTGAACTGGAGATTTTGAAGTACAACCAAGGGCCAAACTGGCACCAGCAGCGCAATCCCAACTGCTACACAGGCCCAGCATTCCTCTCACACATGGGCCTGCATGCCACACCTGAGCACATGGAACAGCTGTACAATAAGTTGCCAATTGCTCAGGAGGTGTGGACCCACAGCCACAGCAATCCTGCCATAGCTGGCAAGCGCAAGTATCACTATGTGGTATTTGACACCAGAGATATGTTTGGCTTTGATCTGAAGCTCATTGAGAGGGTGATGCTGTGAGATGTCATTAGGATTGGAGGAAAAAATGAAGAACTTCATTGTGTTTGACACAGAAACAACAGGCCTGATGCTGCCTGAAGGAGCACCACTTGATCAGATGCCAAAGATCATTGAGTTTGCAGCAATTAAGCTCAATGATGAGCTTGTGGAGCTTGATCGGATTGAATTCAAGTGCCATCCTGGTGGACCTCTGCCCCCAGAGATTGTGAAGGCAACAGGCATCACAGATGCTGACCTTGCTGGCAGCATGCCATTCCCAGTCAACATACCAGCCCTCCAGCACTTTTTCCTTGGTGCTCATGGGCTGATAGCCCACAATGTGATGTTTGATGTTGGGATACTTGCTGGGGAGCTGCAGAGGCTTGAGCTTGTAACCAAGTTCCCTTGGCCACCAATCCACATTTGCACAGTTGAGGCCAGCCAGCACCTGAAAAACAAACGGCTCAAGCTTGGTGAGCTTTATTCAATTTACACAGGCAAAGAAATTCAGAACTGGCACAGGGCTATGGGTGATGTTGAATCACTTGTTGAGATTCTGCGCTCTGGCTTGTGGAAGGAGATGGGATGGATGCTAGATTAGCATTTGGCAGAGGCCAGGATGACTGGGAGTGTGGCAAGGAGCGCAAAGACAACCCATTTACAGAGGGTTCTAATGAATATGAACTATGGAGGCAGGGATGGGAGCACAGGCAGATGCAAGAACCAAAGATGCAAGAACCAAAATGATGATTGACAAGTTGTATGATCAGATGGCCAGAGGGTGCATCAATAATGATTGGGCAGAGGAGTTCATCAGCAGTGTGAAGAACCAGTTTGATGCAGGCCTGACACTGAGCCCAAAACAGCTGGCCAAACTTGAAGAGCTGTTTGAAAGGTTCTGACCATGATCAACCTGAAGGTAAAAACTGAATACAGTTTCCAGAAAGCCTTTGGCCCACTGCAGCTGCTCATAAATAGAGCCAAGGAGCTTGGGCAAGAGGCCCTGGCCATAACTGATGTGCACAGCTCCTGGGGGCATGTGCAATTCCACAAGCTGTGCAAAAAGGCAGGCATCAAGCCAATCTTTGGCATGCAATTCAATGTGGTGAGAGAACTTGACAAGTCAAAGTCTCAGTGGGTGATGACTGCCCTGGCAAGAAATGTGGAAGGGCTGAGGGAGATATACAGACTCAACAGCCTTTCCACTCAGCAGCGATACTATGTGCCGCGTGTGACTCTGGCCCAGGTCAATGCCTTTTCCAGCAATGTTGTGGTGCTATCTGGTAGCAACCCACCCCCAGACCTCAAACCAGCTGTGCTTTTCCATGAATTGTCCCCAGGGTTTGGGAAGCACAATATTATTTTTGGCACCCTGGCCACAGCTGTGGCCACCTCTGATGTTTTCTTCCCTTCTATGGGAGATAGGGTGGCCTATGAGCTTGTGGCGGATTTTGTGGAGCGTAAGACCACTCCTCAACACTTGCTGGGGGAGCAGGAGCTGATGGCAGCAATCCCAAGGCTGAGTCAAGTTGCCATAGACAACACTCACAAGATCAATGACATGATTGAATCATTTGATCTGCCTCTTGGCAGGACTGTTCATTTTGAGGGCATGCCATCCATTGAGTCAATGTGCAGAACTGGCATCAAGATGCGCAAACTTGGGTGGAATGATGAGTATGAGCAGAGACTTCAGAGAGAGCTTGAACTGATCAAGGCCAAGGAATTTGAAGACTATTTTTATCTGGTGGCAGACCTGTGTATGTGGGCCAAAGACCACATGCTAGTTGGCCCAGCAAGAGGTTCTGCTGCAGGCTCACTGGTGTGCTACTTGCTCTTCATCACAGAGGTTGACCCAATGCCATATGGGTTGTTGTTTGAGCGTTTCATTGACATCACCCGCAAAGACCTCCCAGATATTGACCTTGACTTCCCAGATAACCAGAGACAGAGTGTCATAGATTATCTGGCAGGCAAGTATGGCCAAGAGAATGTGGCCCACATTGGGACAGTGAGCAGGCTCAAGGCCAAGAGTGCCATTGGAGAGGCTGCCAAGAAATACAAGATACCATTTGAGGCAACAAAAGATGTGAAGGATGCCATCATTGAACGGTCTGGTGGTGACTCACGTGCCTCATTTTGCATCTTGGATACCTTTGAGACTCTGGAGGTTGGCAAGGCATTTGTAGAGAAGTATCCTGCCATGAAGAATGTGGCAAGGATTGAAGATCACGCAAGGCACAGTGGGATACATGCTGCTGGCATCATTGTGTGTGCTCATGATGTGAAGGATTGCTGCTCAGTCATTGCACAGGACAATGTGGCTCAGATTGATAAGCATGATGCAGAGGACTTGAACCTACTGAAGATTGATGTGCTTGGGCTGCGCACCCTGTCTGTGCTTGGTGATTGCATGAAGTACTTGGGCAAGCAGCCCAGAGAGCTGTATGATGTGCCAACAGATGACAAGGCTGCATATGACATCATCAACAACAGAAAGTTCAGTGGCATCTTCCAGTTTGAAGGTTATGCTCTGCAATCCCTCAGCAAACAGATGCCCATTGAGACATTTGATGACATAACAGCCCTGACATCCTTGGCCAGACCTGGCCCACTGAACAGTGGTGGTGCATCAACCTTCATAGAGCGCAGAACAAACAGGGCACCTGTGGTATATGACCACCCAGCCATAGAACCATACACCAGGGACACATTTGGTGTGACTGTGTTCCAGGAGCAGGTCATGGCCATTGTGAAGAATGTTGGTGAATTTAGCTGGGAGGAAACGACTGTTATACGCAAGGCCATGTCCAAGAGCTTGGGGGAAGAGTTTTTCAACCAATACTGGGATAAATTTAAGGCTGGAGCTGGCAGGAATGGCATGAATGAGGCAGATGCAGAGAAGGTGTGGAAGAACATAATGACCTTTGGTTCATGGGCATTCAACAAGAGCCATGGAGTCAGCTATGCTCTGCTTTCATACTGGTGCATGTACCTCAAAGCTCACCACCCTCTTGAGTTTGCATTGGCTTGTCTCAACAATGAGAAGAGCCCAGAGGCCACCATCAAGTTGCTGAGGGAGCTGGTGAAGGAAGGTTTTGAATATGACCCATGGCACCCCAAGCACAGCCAGATCGAATGGAGCATACAGAATGGCAGGCTGGTTGGGGGCCTGGTGGCCATCAAAGGTCTAGGCCCAGCAAAAGCAGCAGACATCATCAAGCGCAGATCAGAGGGCAAGCCCTTGCTGCCAGGGCACATCAAGTTGCTGCAAAATGCTGTGACGCCTTGGGATGATGTGTTTGAGTGTGAGACTAGATATGGAGATTACTACCGCAATCCAGAAAAATACGGTATACTATCACAGTCTCCTGTGTACATCTCTTGGATTCAAGATGATGGTGAATATGTGTTCATAGCCAAACTGGTTGAGAAAAACCTGAGAGATATGAATGAATATGCCCTGCTGTCCAAACGCAATGGCAGGGAGATCAAGAACAACAACCTATGGCTCAACTTGATGGTGGAGGATGACACAGACAGCATCACTTGTACCATAGACCGATACTCATACCAAAAGTTGGGCAAACCAATCCTTGAATCTGGCAAGGTTGGTGATTACTATCTCATTAAAGGAGTTGTCAAAAATGGATGGAGAAAAATTCACATTGAAAAAATCAGGAAACTGCCCTGATTGTGGCACCAAACTGGTTCACCAGGGTGGTTGTGCTTATTGTCCTAATTGTGGGTATTCACTATGTCAGTGACCGCACTGGTGCTCAGTGCATACTTGGCTTTTCCACTCATAACCATTGCCACAGGTGTGGTTGAATCAGATATGAACCCACTTGCTGTGGGCAGGGCCATGGAGAAAGGTGCCTTCCAAGTCATAGAAAGGCATTGGGGCAAAGTGCCAAAAGACCTGTGGAGACAGGCCAAGCAGCACAACTCAATCCTTGGCAGCCTGGTTGCTGGGAGTGGTGGTGATGTGTGGAAGGCAGTGGAAAGATACAATGGTTCAGGGCCTATGGCCAGAATTTATGTTAAGAAAGTCCAGAAGCAAGTCATAGAATTGGCTTTGCTCTGGGATGGGGTGTGATGTGATGCTTCTGTTGCCAAAAGTGCCAGCCACAAATGTGTGCCAGTTCAACAAGGTCAAAGAGGAGTTTGATGAGTTTGCTGAGAGCTTGTCCACCAAAGATGTGGCTGGCCAGCTTGAAGAGCTGTGGGACTGTAGGCATGCCCTTGATCAGCTGCTGCACCAGTACATTGAGGTGTATGGTTTTGATGCTGTAGTTGATGGCATGCTGTTTGTGATTGATAAAAATGACAAACGAAGGCTGTATGATGGGAAGAACACTAGCCACAGAACTTGAACCAAGAATCTGTGCCAACCCAAAGTGTGCCAAGGAATTTAAGCCACTTTACAAGAATGCAAGATGTTGTTCACACAATTGCAGCAGCACCATGCATTGGCACAGCAAGTATAGCAAAAAGCCAGAACCTCTCCAACAGTTTAAGCCAAAGCCAAAGAAGGAGAAGGTGGTGCTGATTGCCCCAGAAGATCAAAGAAAAATTGATGATTATGCCAGGAATAGCAGTGTGGTGAAGCTTGAAAGCAGAATCATACCAAAAGACAGCCATGAATTCAAGGAATTGGCAGAACTATACAGCAGAAGGAGTATGTGGTGAAAACTTTTGTACAAGAAAGGAGCAGTGCCCATGGATCTATACCAGAGATTGACCACCCCTGGTGGTAAGGTGAAATATGAGAAGTTTGCGCTTGGTGGTGGGAATGGCCAAGGGATGACTGACCAGCAAATGGTGACCTGTGCTGGGATGGTTGGGATAATGCTGCTGGCTGAGTATGAGCTGGCCATGCCTGAGCACAAGCGCAACCACCGCAAAGTCAAGGCAGTGAATGATGCTATCATTGACCTGCTGCATGGCTCTGGCCATCCTGTGGATGAGGGGGCAGCAGAATTTTTGGCAGCAAACTGGAACAGAGCCATGTTCCTGAGTGAGTGTGTGCTTGATGGTGAAGAGCCAGAGCTGTCACTGGAGGCCATCAGGAGCTGGTGGGATGGAGTCAAGACCAAAGACATCTTCATGAAACCAATTGCTGGAAGGATTGAATGGCTACTCCAGCAACTTGAGCAATAAATCCAACTCAAATTGCTGGGAGGTGGGGAGTGAAAAAGTATGAATTGGGGTACAACCTTGTGGCCCTTGACCTTGCTGCTGGGGAGATGGGTGGCTCCTTCTGGCTACTCAAGAATGACATTGGGCCAGTGATAAAGGTGGGGTTGAACTATGAAAAGTGGGAGAGTGTGGTGGCTGTGGCCTTTCATGAAGCCATGGAATTTGCCCTCACTCAGCTGCGCTGTCGCTACACCCCCAGCAATGAGCTTGCTGGAGATCATGGCAGCTATGTGTTCTGGTTTGACCATGTGACATTCTCTGAGGCTTGCTATATGGCCAGTGAATTTGTGACCTTTTGCTTTGATGATCTGAAACAGGCCTGGGAGGCAAACAGACCCAATGGTGTGGTGGTTGTGAACACTTGAAGATTGTCAGTTGAAAATTATGGGCTAGGATGTGTTTTTATTTTAGGGGGCAGGCAAGAGTCTGCCCTTCTGTATTCTGATGGCCAGGGTGGCCAGGGAGGTGGCAAGAAATGCGTGAGAAAGGAGTGTGGGCTACCCTGAAGAGGGGTGTTCAGGGTTTAGGGCTGTTTGAAAGGGTGGAGAATTTGCTTGCAGATGGGATGCCTGATGTCAACTTTGTCACCAACAGGGTTGAGGGGTGGATTGAGTTGAAGTGGGTTGAGAAGTGGCCTGTGAAGGCTAGCTCTGTGGTAAAAGTTGGTGTAAAGCCTGGGCAGAGAGTGTGGTGGAAGAAGAGAAGGGAAATGGGCAGCAATGTGTTTGTGTTTGTGCGGATTGGTGATTGGTTTGGGCTGTTTGATGCCTATGCTGTGTGGGATACCTTGGGTGAGAGCTTGACCCAGGAGGATTGCCGAAGATTGGCAATTGACTCCTGGGATGGCAAGGTGAACTGGCATGAGTTTATTTTGGCATTATGTTCATGCCCAACTCTGCCTCCAAAGTCCTGACCAGCAAGAGGCTGCGTGGGCGTTGGGGCTTGATGGCTGCATCACACTTGCGTAGGATGCCACGCACCCATGTTGGTGAGACTTGCTTGATCAGTGCCCAGCGTTCCAGGGTGGTGCCTCTGTCTTTGAAGGCTGCGCAGACTTTGTGCTCAAGTGTGACACCCAGATTGGTTGGCCATGGGTGGGTTGAGTAGATTGTTTCGATGGCAATTTCCATGATGTCCTTTTTGCTGAAGAAAGTTTTGGCAGCCATCTCATTGAGCATGTCATTATGCAACTGTGAAATCATTTTTGAAGCTCCTTTCTGTGTTTGAGAGAAAAATGTGCTTGACTAACGCCGACGCGCGTAATAAGAGACGCGCGCGCGCGTCGCGCCCTAGTCCCGCGCGGGAGTGGAAAATGAAATAAAAATAACATTTTTTCACCTCACACAATTACCAAAAAATTATCAACTTTCTAACAATTGTGTGAAAGTGTGTGAAAAGTCAACTGAAAAATCATTATGGTGCTGATTTTTTTGCTGGAAATGGCTGTGATCTGGTGGCTGTGGGTGGATTGCTGGAAAAAAATTTACCATCTAGGGACGCGCGAGCTGCAGTAAAAGCTGGAAAATAAACAACATGCAATCACCACTGTTCCCGCGCGCGCGAAGTACCCCCAGCAACTGAATGTGACCTGATCACACACCATCCCAGGCAGGCACTGATTTTATGTCCAATTTGCACAAGAAGTGCACAGATAAAACATAATTTGCAGCACACACATTCTGATTTTTTCCTTGACTTTTCCAGTATGACCAATCAGAATCACAGCTATGGCCCCTAAAAAAACAAACACAGAACTGACAAACCTCAAGTCAGACTCACCACTGGCCCCAAAGCTGCCTGACCCTGTGGACTTTGAGCTTGAGATCAGACTATTGCCTGTTGCCATCCAGCAATGGGCAAGGGAGTATCTGCTTGACCTCAATCCCACAGCCGCAGCACGCAGATGTGGCTTCAAACAACCATTCATCACAGTCTCCCGATTCAAACAGAATCCAGCAGTTCAAGCCCTGCTCAAAAAGATACTTGACCAAGCCCTGGCCAATGCTGATGTCTCAGTTGAGAGAACACTGGCAGAGATTGGCAAGCTGGCATTCCTCAACCCATCTGACATCATGTCTTGGTCTGGTCGCAGGTTTGTTATCAAGGACATGGATGAAATCCCAGAAGAGGCCAGAGTTGCCATCAGAAAGGTGATTCGCAGGGAGTTCAACAACCGCACAGAGTTTGAAGTTGAGATGTATGACAAACTGAAGGCTTTGGAGCTGCTGGGCAAGTATCATGCTCTGTTCACTGACAAGTCAAGGAATGAGTGGGTGGATGCCACCAAGCGCAACACTGGTGTGCTGAGGGTGCCTGAATCTGTGGATGAGGAAACTTGGATCAGAGCAGCCAACAATGTGCATGTAGACACCAGAGGATACAATTCAAAGCAAGCCAAGAAACAAGCCATGAAGGATGCCAAAGAGGGTGAGTAATGAACTCAAAGTCATATGGCAACCCCAGCAAGGTGCCCAGCAGTTATTCCTCTCTTGCCCAATCTATGAGGTGCTCATTGAGGGCACTCGTGGAGGTGGCAAGACTGATGTGCTACTCATGGACTTTGCCCAGCACACAGGTCAAGGTTTTGGTCCTGCTTGGCGCGGCATCATCTTTAGAGAGACATACAAACAGCTGGATGACATAGTAACCAAGAGCAAACGCTGGTTCAGGCAGATTTTCCCCTCAGCAAAGTTCAATGAGTCTGACTATGAATGGACTTTTGCTGATGGAGAGCAGCTGCTGTTCAGATACATGCGCACAGAGGATGATTACTGGAACTACCATGGCCATGAATATCCATTCATTGGCTGGGAGGAGCTTACAAACTGGCCAGACCCAAAGTGCTATGAGTCAATGAAGGCCTGCTGCCGGTCATCATTCCCTGACCCAAACCTGCCACGCAAGTTCAGGGCCACATGCAACCCATTTGGTGCTGGGCACTCTTGGGTGAAGGAGTATTTTATTGACCAAGCTCCTCCTTGCACAGTTATCACCAATGCACAAGGCAAGAAGAGACTCTACATCAAATCAAGGTTGTCTGAGAACAAAGCCCTGATGGCAGCAGACCCAGAGTACATCAGGACTCTTGAGTCAATACTTGATGAAGCAAAGCGCAAGGCCTGGCTTGAAGGCAGCTGGGACATCCTGGCAGGTGGCATCTTTGGGAATCTGTGGCAGCCTTCAACCCATGTTGTGAGGCCATTTGAAATACCAAGCAGCTGGTACATAGATCGCAGCTTTGACTGGGGTTCAAGCAAGCCATTCTCAGTCTGCTGGTGGGCTGAGTCTGATGGTACAGAGGCCACCATGGCAGATGGGTCAACCAAGTGTTGGCCAAAAGGCTCTGTGTTCCTGATCAGTGAGTGGTATGGATGGAATGGCACCCCCAACACAGGATGTGAGATGCTGGCTGGGCAGATAGCAGCAGGCATCAAAGAACGTGAGAAGCTGCTCAAGCTCAATGTGCGCCCTGGCCCAGCAGATAATGCCATTTTTGACACACAGAATGGCAATTGCATTGGTGATGATATGGCTGCTCAAGGGGTGAAGTGGACAAGATCAGATAAATCACCAGGCTCAAGGGTGAATGGTTGGGAGGCAATCAGACAGTTGCTGTTCAATGCCACCAACAACCCCAAAGAGGAGCCAGGGCTATACATCTTTGACACATGCCGTCATTGGTTGCGCACTGTGCCAAATCTTCCAAGGGATAACAAGAAGCCAGATGATGTTGACACCAATGCAGAAGATCATGCTGGTGATGCCACTCGCTATCGGATTGCAATGCCCAGAAAAAGAACAACATCAGAGGAGATTATGCTATGATTGATCAGCACAAGCCCATCTATGATCAGAATGTCAAACGCTGGGAGCTGGTGAACATTGTGCAGGGTGGCACTGAATCAATGCGGCTGGCAGGCAGAACTCTGTTGCCTCAGGAGGATGGTGAGTCAGACAAGGCATACAGCAATAGACTCAACCGCAGCACATTCTTCAACAAGTTCTCAGGGGCTGTGCGCAAAGCCACAGGCAAACTTTTCAAGACAGGCTTCACCACAGCCACAGACCTACCACCAGAACTGCAAGCATTTGTGTCTGATGTTGACATGGAAAACAGGGACATCAACCAATTCCTTGGTGAAGTCTGTGAAGAGGCTATGGCCAAGGGCCTGACGTATGTGCTTGTTGAGCACCCTGTGGTTGAAGGTGAGCTCACAGTGGAGGAGGAGCACACACTTGGTGTGCGCCCATATGCCATCCACATCAAGCCAGAGCAGCTGTTCTATTGGGAAGTTTCATCCCAGCAACTCACACTCATCCGGTTTTATGAAGATATTGTTGTGGATGGGGAAACAATCACCCAGATCAGAGAGATTGCTGCCCACTCCTGGGCCATTTTCAGAAAAGACAGCACAGGGGTGTGGTTTAAGTATGATGAAGGCATCCTGACCATAGGGGTGGTGCCTCTTGTGGCATTTTATGCAAGGCGCACTGGCTTTATGTCTGCCAGACCTCCTCTTGAAGACCTTTTGTACCTTAACATTGCCCATTGGCAGTCCAGCTCTGACCAGCGTCACATCCTCCATGTGGCCAGAGTGCCTATCTTGTTTGGTACAGGCCTTGAGGATGGCACCTTTGAGGTTGGCCCCAACAGGCTGGTGAGAGGAGACAAAGGGGCCACCCTTGGATATGTGGAGCACACAGGCAAAGCCATTGAAGCTGGGGCCAATGACCTCACTGCTCTGGAAGAGGCCATGGAGAGTGTGTCACTGAGCCCAACTCTGCAGACTTCACCTGGCACACAGACTGCCACAGGCAAGGCCATAGACTCTGCAGAGGCTGAAGCCATCCTCAACCTGGTGCGTGGAGCATGGGAGGATGCTGCCAACTTGATGCTGTTCTTTGCAGGCTTGTGGTATTCAATCAAAATACCTGATTCTGTGGTTACTTTGGCAAAATCTTCATCAATGCCATTGCCTGCTGGGGAAAAGCTAGCTGAGATTGGCAAAGCCAGAGCAATGGGTGACATCAGCCGTTCTGCGTACCTTGAGGCTTTGAAGGAACTTGGTGCATTGCCTGACTCATTTGATGCTGCAAAGAATGAAATAGAACTGCTTGGTGAAGTGAAGTGATTGATGACAACTCCTTCATAACAGCCAAGGTGGCTGAGCAGTCTTATGCCACAAGGCTGGTGAATGCCATCTCATCAAAGATCACATCCATCAATGCTGATCTAATGGACAATTTGTCAAGCTCCATGAAGCTCAAGCGAGCTGTGGGTAAGCTGGTGCCACCAGTCCTTGAAAGTGCCAAAGACACAGCAGCTGCTGATCTGATTGAGTTGGCACACACCAGACAGGAGATGCTGATCAAGGCTTTGCGCAAGGCTGTGCCCAATGTTGTGCCATCAATCACAGAGACCAATGGTGGTTACAAGCTGGTGCTGAAGATTGCAGGTCAAGAGATTGCCTACCTGACCTATGGCTTTGACTGGTCTGGCAGCTTTGCAGAAGTCATGCATGTGTTTGTTGATGAGAAATTCAGACGATTTGGGCTTGCCACAGAGATGTTCAAGTATGCCTCAGCAAAGCTGGCTGATGCTGGGTATGCTGGCTTGATATCACCTCCCTCAGCAAGACTGGAGGATGGTTCAGCCCTGCTCAAGCAGATGGAGGAGTCAGGCCTGGCTGATGGTGATGGTCACATAGTCCCTCAGCAAGGATGGGGTGCAGATACTGCATTCACAGATGCCCTTTACCAGTTCAAAATGTTGTCTGATGACAGGATAAAAGACATTGTGTCCAAAGACCCACTGAAGATGGGTGATGGTGTGGCATTCACTCTGGATGAGGTGTTTGAAGAGTTGCTGAAAGACAAGGTGTCAACCTTTGAAAGGGCACTCAAGCTTGGCATCATAGAGAACAAGAGCAATGCAGAGCTGATCACCATGTTGAGTGGCACAAAGGCCAATGAGTTCAAGGATGGGCTGTTATCTGGTGAGCGCAGGCACATTGAATCATTGGTCAGGACTGCTACCAATTCTGTGTCAAACCAGATATCAAATGAATTTTTCAAGACCAATGGTGATATACTGAAAGGGCTGCAGTGGACAGCAACCCTTGATGGGCGCACATCTCCTGTGTGTAGGGCCAGGGATGGTCAACTGTTCCCAGTTGATGAGGGGCCAAGACCACCTGCCCACATTCGCTGCCGTTCATACATGGTCCCTGTGCTGAAAAGCTGGGAAGATGCTGGGCTGCCATTTGATGATCTGCCACCATCCACCAGGGCTTCAATGGATGGTCAGGTGCCAGAGACTCTTTCATATGATGACTGGCTTAAAACAAAGTCACCTGAATTTGTGAAGGGTGTGCTGGGACCAACCAGAGCTGACATGTATCTGAGTGGCAAGTTGAGCATGTCTGACTTTGTAAATGATGATGGTCATGAGTTGACAATTGATCAATTGAAGAAGCTATTGTGATAGGTGTGAAAAATCGCTTGACTTATTGTGAAAAATCACAGAGAATATCCTTGAGTTTAGGCGTGAAGCCCCATGACAGTGTGATTTAACACAGGTTTTGGGGCTTTTTGATTATATGAAACTGCGTGATGCAGAATAAAAAAGCAAGGGGTGAACCCACCATGGCAATGAAACTGAAGCTAGATGAAGCAGGGAATGTGGTTGTTGAAGATGGCAAGCCTGTGTATGTGTATGATGATGGCAAAGAGGTTGCTGTGGATGCAGAACAGCTTTTCATCAAAATCTCACAGGTAAATGGTGAGGCAAAGGAGCACCGCCTGAGAGCCAAGGCTGCTGAGGAGAAGTTGGCCAAGCTTGGTGATCTGGATGTTGACTCTGTTTCACAGACTCTGAAGGAACTTGACACCCTGGGTGGTCTGGATGCCATCAAGAGTGGTAAAAAAGTTGACCTTGACAATGTGAAAGCTGAAATCACCAAGGCTTATGAGGCAAAGCTGGCTGAAAAGGATAAGCTCATCCAGGATAAGGATGGACACATCTACAAGTTGGAGGTCAGCAACCGCTTCAAATCATCCAAGTTCATCAATGACCGCATGATACTGCCCCCTGACATTGCTGAGGCAATGTTTGGCCAGAACTTCAAAATTGAAGATGGTGCTGTGGTGGCCACTCTCAATGGCAACAAGCTGTTCAGCAGAGAAAAACCTGGTGAGTTGGCTGATTTTGAAGAAGCAGTGCAGATGTTGGTTGAAGCATATCCGATGAAGGATAAAATCTTGAAAGGGGCTGGTCAATCTGGCTCTGGCGCAACTGGTGGGGATGGTGGGCACAGAGGCCCTGGGCCAAAGTCACTGGCTGACTGCAAGACTGATGCAGAAAAAGTGGCATATCTAGAATCACTCAAATAAAGGAGAATGAACCATGGCATTTGATCTTACTGTATTCAACAAGCAGACCTATACTGCTATGACAGAAACTGTGGCCCAGCAAACCAACCTGTTCAACCAGGCATCAGCTGGTGCAATCACTCTGGCACCTGCAGACAACCAAGGTGACTTCAGCATTGAAGCATCCTTCAAGGCTATCTCTGGCCTGGTGCGCCGCCGTGATGCCTATGGCACTGGTGATATCACTGCCAAAGCTCTGGAGATGCTGAGCAATGCCTCTGTTAAAGTGGCAGCAGGCACTCCTCCTGTGGCATTTCAACCCCAGCAATATGCCTGGATCAAGCAGAACTCTGCCCTGGCAGCTCTGAAAATTGGCGAGCAGCTGGCCAAAGCTCAAATGGCTGATATGGTCAATGCTGCTGTTCGTGCTGCTGCTGCAGCCACCACTGGTAATGCCTCTGTGCTGTATGATGGCACTGCAGCTGCTGCCTCCTTCTCTGCCTTGAATGCTACTGCTGCCAAGTTTGGTGACCGAATGATGGACATCAAGGCTTGGGTGGTCCATTCCAAGGTCATGGCTGATCTTTTCAATAATGCCCTGACCAATGGCCAGAACCTGTTCAACTATGAGAATGTGAATGTCATCCGTGACCCATTTGGCCGGTTGTTCATTGTCACTGATTCAGCCCCACTGTTCATCAGTGGCCCTCCTGACAAGTACCTCACCCTGGGACTGGTTGAGGGTGGTGTAGCTGTCCAGACCAATGGCGACTTCAATGCTGTGATGGTTGACACCACAGGCAAAGAGAACATCATCACCACCTATCAGGCTGAGTGGACCTACAATGTTGGTGTGAAGGGCTACACCTGGGATACCACCAATGGCGGCAAATCCCCAACTGATGCAGCCTTGGGAACCTCCACCAATTGGGACAAGACTGCCAGTGACAACAAAGACACTGCTGGTGTGGTCCTGAAGTCCCTGTAACTGGTTTTCAACTTTCCCCCTACCCACTTGGGTAGGGGGATGATCGAAAGGAGCCAGGGATGGCCAAGAAGGTGATTTTTTTCAAGAAGAATGCAACCCAAGCAGACAAGGTTCTGGCCAAGGCCAATGGCATGGTTGTCAGAGAACCTGGGGCAATCACAGGGAATGACTTTATTGAGCGGTGTGATGCTGTATGTGGAGATGTACCTGAGAGCTATGCCCACTTTGAGAAGGTGGATGCCCCTGTTGCAAATGATGATGAGGCCACTCGTGATGAGATGAAGGCTGCTCTAACTGAGGCTGGCATCAACTTCCCAGTAAACATCAGCAATGCCAAGCTCACTGAGTTGTATGCTGCTCTGAAGGATGAGGAGTAACAAATGGCCTTGATTGTTGAAGATGGAACTGTGGTGTCTGGGGCCAATTCCTATGTGTCTCAGGCTGATGCTGATGCTTATCATCTTGATAGAGGCAATGCTGCTTGGTCAGCACTCACCAGCACCCAGAAGGATGCCAATCTGATCAAGGCAACCCAATTCATTGACAGCAAGTACAGGTCAAAATGGGCTGGCAGTCTGTTTAATATTCTTCAACCTTTGTGCTGGCCCAGAACATTTGTGACTGATCTATCTGCTCTGCTGAGTGAGTCAACTTTGCCTCCAATCCCTCCCCAACTGAAGTATGCTGTTTGTGAAGCAGCTCTACTTTTCATTTCAACTGATCTGAATGCAGCTACAGACAGAGGAGTCCAAAGGGAGAAGGTTGGTGAAATTGAGACATCATACTTTGATGGTGGTTCAAGAGTTGACTACAGTATCATCTCTGGCCTGCTGGTTGGCCTTTTCAAAAATACAAATACCATCATCAGGAGCTAATTGTGGCTGATCCAAGACTTCTCCAACTTGCTGAATGGATTTTCTACTTGATGTTGGCAGGTTTTGTATGGCAAGTGACCATTACAGCATGGGGGTGCTACCTTCGTAGGAAGCAATTTTCACATTTGCTGAAAAGGAGAAAAGATGCTAGCATCCTCTGATTTGGCATCCCTCCAACAACATGCTGATGTCTTGAAATTCATGATGCTGTTGTTTGGTTCTGGCCTACTTGCCACTTGTCTTTGGATTTTTAGATCAATGAACCGCAACATTGATCTGCTGTTCAAGCTGGTGGCAGAACTCCAGCAGAACTTATCTAAACACCAAGCTTGTCTTGGCAGAATATGCACTGCACACACCATCAACCATAATCAGGAGATTGAATGCCAATGACTCCATATGAGATTGCCAAAGCAGAGCTGGGTACCACAGAGGTGCCAGGCACACAAAACAACCCACGCATTTTAGAGTATCATGCAACCACAACTCTCAAGGCCACCACAGATGAGGTTCCATGGTGCAGCTCCTTTGTCAACTGGTGCTGTGTGCAAGCAGGCATCAAAGGCACCAATTCTGCTGCTGCCCGTTCTTGGTTGAAGTGGGGTAAGCAACTCAAGCAGCCTGTGGAGGGGTGTGTGGCAGTTTTCAAACGAGGCTCAGACCCAGCTGCTGGGCATGTTGCCTTTTTTGTGAAGCAAGATGGTGATTTTATCTATGTTCTGGGTGGCAATCAAGGTGGCACAGTCAAGATCAGCAAATACAAAGCATCAGACCTACTTGAATACAGAGGGTGATTTAGGAGCAGGCCTGATGCTGTGGTAAATGTTCAAGATTCATGAAATGAAAGGAGATTGTGAAATGAAAGGTTTGATTTTGTTTGTTGTCATGATTACTCTTGCTGCTGCAACAGTTGCTTTTGGTGATGCTGCTGCAACTACCCCTGCTGCAACTACCACTGTGGTGAGCTGGTTTTCAGAAAATGGGACCATGGTTCTGCTGGCCCTGTTGGCCATCTCTGAGGTGCTGGCATTGATTCCTGGGTTGCAAGGCAATGGTATCCTGGATGCCATAATCAAATTGCTCAAGTCAATGGTGAAGAAGTGATGGATGCAGGATGGGGAGCTGCTGCCACAGCAGCCTTGTCTATCCTGCTGTGGCTTCTCAACAAGTGGAACAGTTCAGCCTCAGCAAGAAATCAGAAGGAGATTGAAGATGATGATCAGAGATTACGCAAAGAGTGTGAAAGTCTTGATGCTGATGCTATTTCTGGTCGCATTGACAGGGTGCTCAATCCATCATCCCATACTCCCAGAGTCAGCAACAACAGCTCTGAAGAAGGGGCAAGTGGCCCCAAATGATGGCTTTCTTGTGTCACCTGCTGCCATGTATAGGCTTCTGAAGGAGTGCCCCCAGCAATGAATGCCCAGCAAGTGTCAAAAGTGCTCAGAGCCAAAGGTCAAAAGATGGTGCTCAAAAAGGCATCAGGAGGCATCTTTGACCCTGTGACTGGGGCAAGTTCTGGGGAAGCTGTTGTAAGTGCTGATATCTATGGAATTACCACAAACTACAATAGCATTGACAAGCTGGCAATCAAATTCAAGGATGGCTCAGCAATTGTGGCAGGTGACAAACAGGCTCTGGTTGAAAGCACAGGCCCTGTGCCTGATGCTGGGGACAAGCTTGAAGTGATGGGGCATGACTGGGTCATCCTTGGGGTTGATGATTCATCCCCTCAAGGTGAAGTTGTGCTGTATAAGCTGCAACTGAGGAAATGATCATGGGCTTTGGTGATGACCTTGATAAATTTGCAAATAAAGCCACAAATGGCACCACCCTGGCCATTAGGGCTATCACCACAGAGGTTTTCCGCAGGGTGGTAGTTAAAACACCAGTTGACACAGGCCTGGCCAAAGGAAACTGGAGGCCAAGCATTGGTTCAGTTGATGCAACTGTTGATGAGTCTGCTCTGGACAAATCTGGCAGTGGTGTGATGGCAAAGATCATGACTGTTGTTGGGTCATTCAGTGGGGTGGGTAAAGTTTACCTGTGCAATTCCTTGCCTTATGTGAATGTGCTTGAGTATGGCAGAGCAAATGGCAAACCTGGTTCAATCCAGGCTCCAAATGGCATGGTTCGCATAACACTGGCAGAAATTGAGCCAATCATTAGAAAGGTCATACCATAATGGGCAATTACTCTGATGTGAGATCAGCTTTGTCACAGCACCTGTTGAGTATGGCCAATCTGCCAACTGTTGCTTGGGATGGCACTGACTTTGCTCCAGTGCTTGGCTCTGCATATATCAAACCACAGTTGCTGCCTGCTGAACCATACCAAGCAGAGCTTGGTGCCAATGGATTAAACTACCTGCCTGGCATCTATCAGATTTCTGTGTGTACGCCAGGGGGGCTGGGTGTGGGGAGAACCCTGCAATTGGTTGATGCTGTAGCATCACACTTCAAAAGGGGCACCAAGCTGGCTTATGGGTCTGTGAATATCACCATTAAGTCAGCATTCCCTGCCCCAATGATAGAAGGTGCTGACTGGAATGTCACACCAATTTCAATTTTGTTTTTTGCCCTTGCACCAAACTCATAACAAAAAGGAGAATACATCATGCCAGCAATCGCAGCAGTTGGGGCCAATAGCCAGATCACTTATGTAGCTGAAAGTGCATTTGGGGTCACACCATCCACCCCATCCATGAAAACACTCAGGGCCAAGATGGGTTCAAAATTTGAGCTGAAGCGCGACACCATCACCAGCAAAGAGGCATCTGACACTCGTCAGATCATGGCAATGTCTTATGGCAATCGCCAAGGTTCTGGTGAAATTCCATTTGAGCTGTCCTATGCCAGCTTTGATGATCTGCTTGAAGCAACCATGGGAGGCACCTGGACCAACAATGTGTTGAAAGTTGGCAACACCAAGCGCAGTTTCAGCATGGAGCAGCAATACCCAGACATCAACCTGTATGAGCAGAACATTGGTGTGACTCTGACTGGGTTCAGCCTGAGTGTGAAGCCCAATGCCATCATTGAAGGTTCTTTCACACACCTGTTTGCTGATCAGAAGTCAACCCAGTATGCTGATGATGGTGTTACTACCATGGCTTTTGCTGCCACCACCATCACACGTTCTGCTGGGTCATTCATTGCTGATGGCTTTGCAGTGGGCGACTCTGTGATGGTTTCCGGGGCATCCATCCCAGCAAACAACAAATTGATTGTTATCACATCCCTGACTGCTACTGTGATGACTGCATCAGCTGCTGGGTTTACTGTGGACACTGCCAAGACTGGGGTGACTTTGTGCAAGACTCTTGGTCTTGCTGCTGCTGCCAACTCCAATCCTGTGTTTGATGCATTCACAGGAACCATATCTGTTGATGGCACTTCCTTGGCAATTGCCACTGGCATTGAGCTGAAGCTTGAACAGAGCAGCCAGGCTAACTTTGCTCTGTTCAATCCAGCTGCTCAAAGTGTGACTGTGAGTACTGTGAAGGTCAGTGGCACTCTGACTGTGCGATTCATCAGCAATGCCCTGAAGGCCAAATTCCTCAATGGCACAGCATTTGATGTCAGTTTCACACTTGGCAATGGCAGCTCAAAGTCATACAAATTCGACATGAGCAGCACCTATGCCACATCTGGTACTGCAGATGGAGGGGAAAATGAGCTGACCCAAACCATAGGGATACAGGGCATCTACAATGCAACTGATGGATCCACCCTGGTGATCACTCGTTACCCATAACAATTGGCGGATGCTGTCCTCCCAGCATGGAGGGGTGGTTGGTCACCACCCCTCCCTAACCGCCTTTTTTTGACCACACTTCAATGAAAAGGAGATGAATGTGAGTGAGAAGATTTTTGACCTGAGTGAAGTTGAACAGAATGACACAGCAACTATCAAACTTGTGCACCCATCAACAGGTGATGAACTTGATGCCTGTGTGATTGTGTATGGCCAAGATTCAGATGTTTTTAGGTCTGAATCCCGCAAGCTCCAGCACAAGATGGCCCAGTATGCCCAACGCAATCGTGGCAAGAGCATGCCCCCAGAAGATTTTGAGAGGCTTGACAAGCAGAAGGTTGTGGCCTGTGTAAAAGAGATCAAAGGTTTGGCATACAAAGGCCAACCAATGACTGATGCTGCTGAGGTCTTTACCAAATTCCCATGGGTCCATGAGCAAGTTGTTCAAGGTATCATGGATCGTGGAAATTTTATCAAGGGCTGATAGCAGAGCTAACTGCCTATGCTGAAGCCCAGTTTAAGTTGGATCAGAAGGTCAAAGGCAGCAAACAGACTCTGAGAGAAGTCCTTGAACAAGTGGAAAGGCAAACTGGTGTGGCACCTGATGAGCTTACTCAGGTGCCTCCACCCCCAACAGCAGGGATTTACTTGATTGAGTGGTTTAATCAGCTGAGTCAGACCCGTCAATCAAACATGTCAGTTAGCCCAATAAGCTATACAGAGATCAAGCACTGGTCTGAGCTTATGGGCATTACACTCCTGGCATGGGAGTTGGAAGCCATAAGGGCAATTGACACAGCATTCATCAAGTCAATCAATGACGCCATCCAAAGGGAGGCACCCAAACCATGACAGACTTGTACACCCTTGGAATAGCAGTCAGCTCAGATGGAGTGCCTGTTGCTGGAGAAAGACTCAAACAGCTGGCCAAGGATGGCAAGGCTGCTGAACAGTCCACCATAGCTCTTTCCGCAGCCTCCCAGCAACTGGTTGGTTATCTCAAAGCTATAGCAGCAGCACTTGGACTGTATAAGTTGGCAGAGCTTGCTAAAGATTCAGCACTGCTTGCAGCAAGGTACCAGACTCTTGGTGTGGTAATGAACACTGTTGGTGCCACAGCTGGATACACCAATGCCCAGATGGCCAACTTTGAGAAGGGCTTGCAAAAACAGGGTATAGCAATGGTTGAGTCAAGGCAAGCCTTGATTCAGATGTCACAAGCACACCTTGACCTTGCCAGAGCAGCAGAACTGGGCAGGGTGGCCCAGAATGCAGCCACAATTGGTGGAATAAACTCATCAGAAGCATTTGAGCGATTGGTGGCAGGCATCCAGAGGGGTGAAGCTTTGATTCTAAAGAACATTGGCATCAATGTCAACTTTGAGCAATCTTATGTCAAAATGGCCATCCAGCTTGGCAAGTCAGTAGATACACTGACTGAGACTGAGAGGTCACAAGCCAGGATGAATGCTGTGCTTGAGCGTGGCAAGGATATTGCTGGGGCATATGAGGCTGCTATGGGCACAGCAGGCAAGCAGCTAACATCCATGAAGCGTTACTCTGACAACCTCAAGGTGGCTCTTGGTGGTGTATTCAATGATGCTCTGATAGTTGGTGTAACTGCCTTGACTGTTGGATTGAAAGAAGCCAACACTGAAGCAGAAAAACTTTCCCAACAGAATAAGTTGGCAGAGGCTGGTAAAGATATTGTGATGATGCTGGCTGTCATAGCAGATGGCCTCAGCATTGTTTGGTCTTTGCTCAAGACCATAGCATTTGTTGGTGTGGCAGGCTTCACCCAACTTTACTATGCTGCTGAGGCTTTTTCATATGCTTTGATTGGTGATTTCAAAGGAGCCAAAGATAGCTTCAATGAACTGATTGCAACTGGCCAAGCATTCACAGAGGCTGTGACTGATGAGTGGTCAAAACCAACTCGCTTTCAAGATGCAGCCAAGGCAATGTATGCAGAGCGTGATGCCAACAAAGCCTTGGAGGAAAGCAAGCGCAAGCAGCTTGAGACCCAGCAGCTGGAAGCAGGCAAGGCTGCAGCAGCTGCTGATGCAGCTGACAACCTTGCCCTGATTGTTGAAAAGAACAGAGCTGAGTGGGCCAAGATAGTTGTTTCCCAGCTTGAATCAATTGGTGAGTATGAAAAGGCAGCCACAGAAGCCATCAGACTCAATCAGCTCACAAAAGAATACAAGACCTTGAAAAGTGCAGCCACAGGGTCAGAAGAAGCTGCTGCTGCTCTCAGAGCACAAGAGCTGCTGGAACAACAACAACTTCTTGCAGCCAAGCGCAAGTTGTTGCAAATGGACACAGATCACCAGGCCACAATGATCAGAATAGAGCGCAGCAAGCTATCAGCCCTTGGCTATGATGATGCTGCCATTCAGTTGATGACAGGTAAGCTTGAG